GTTTCTTGGTATTAACTTTCATTATCTGCCAATACCATTAAGAGTAAAATTATTGGATAGGCTTATGTCGTTTGCAAATAGTCAAGACCTTGATGAGTCAAGCACCAGAATAGTTGCAGATTATAGTAAATTAAAAAAACTTACCATAGTTAAACCAACTTTGCATAAATACCTATACTCAAGAGTAAAATCACAATTTCGTAGGGTTGATGCAGATGAATTTAAAATTGCGTGTTTGTTACCAGTACAAAGATTTAAGAAAGCATCTTCAGCTGAAGTATGGAAAGATTCTAGGAGTATGATCTAATGGCAGGAAGTCTCGCACAATTTATAGAAACAGCCGCGTTTGGTGTTCTTAACGATGTATTGTCTGGGTTTCATTCTCAAAACGGTTACGCAGTACCCAACAGATTCGAAGCAGTAATCATTCCACCAACAGGAATAGGAAGAAATTCTTCTTCAACTTTTCTTCAAAAAATTGGTTTAGATAAAGGCCCAACTACTGCTAGACAAGTATCGTTGCGTGTAGAGGGAATTACTTTGCCAGGGCGAAACTTAAACACTCTTGACGATACAAACATATATGGGCCAACAAGGTCGATTGTTGATGGAGTAACTTACGCAGAAGATATATCAGTATCATTTCAAGCAAGTTCTGATCTTGCTGAAAGAAGGTTCTTTGAGGAATGGCAAAAATTAGCATTTAGTGAAAAGACTTGGAACGTAGGATACTACAACGACTACATTGCTCAAATTGATTTGTATTTATTAGACAGACAAGACAAACGAAGATTTGGAGTAAAACTTTGGGAGTGTTTTCCAAAGACAATTGAGGCAACTGAATTAAATCAAGCTACAAACAATGAAATCATAAAGAATACAGTAAGTTTTACTTTTAGATATTGGACGCAACTTGATATTAATGCTCAGGCAACAAGTATAACTGATAGAATAGTGAATACGTTTACTGGAACAGTTGAAAGAAAAATAACAGGATCGATACCAAAGATACTGAATAGATTATAAAGCGAGGACTAAAATTATGGGATTACCTAAATTAAATAGTGCAAATTATGAATTGAGTTTACCATCAACAGGAGCAACAATAAAGTATAGACCGTTTCTTGTAAAAGAACAAAAAGCGTTAATGATTGCTCAAGAATCAGAAGATGACAAGGTGATTGAAAGCACATTTGCTCAAATCATTACTGATTGTGTTGAAGATAAAGTTGATCCATATAAGATGCCAATGTTTGACATTGAGTATGTGTTTCTAAAGATAAGAAGTAAATCTGTTGGAGAAATAGCTGAGTTAAGAGTAACTTGTCCAGATGATGAAGAGACTAAAGTAAATGTTTCAATTCCTCTGGAAGAAGTTGATGTTCAAATGAAAGAAAATCATACGAATGTCATTACTCTTACAGATGATATCAGTGTTATAATGCGGTATCCTTGTCTTGGTGATATGAAAGGTTTTAATGCACTTGGGGAAACAAAGTCGTTGTTTGAAATGGTAAAGAGATGCATACATGAAGTTCACGATGGAGAAGAAATATATCGTAGAGTTGATATGTCTGAAAAAGATTTAGAAGATTTTATTGACAGTATGTCATCAAAAAACTTTGAATCCGTTGGTGAGTTTTTTTCAAGTATGCCCAAATTATCATATGACCTTGAGGTTGTGAACCCCAAGACAAAAGTTAAAAGTGTAATCCCAATTGAGGGTTTGCAAAGTTTTTTCGAATAGCCCTTTCACATGACTCATTAGAAAACTATTATCAAATGAACTTTGGAATGATGCAACATCACAATTGGAGTTTGGCAGAGTTAGAAGAAATGATACCTTGGGAAAGGGAGATATACATAGGACTATTAATGAATTACTTGGAAGAGGAAAAGAAAAGACAAGAACAAGAAAATAGAAGAATGTAATAGGGGAAAGTCATGGCAGAAGAAGAAAAAAAAGAATACCACCCAGCAGACTCTAATGGCGATGGAAAGGTATCCAAAGAAGAAGAACAGATGTATCTAGAGTTCAAACGCAAAGAACTAGAAGATGCAGACGCAATGAGAGATGCACAACGCAACATGGCATGGTTTGCACTTGCAGGCATGTTATTGTATCCTGTATGTGTTGTTGTTTCGGTTGTATGTGGTATTGATTCAGCCGCAAAGATATTAGGTGACATGGCAGGAGTTTATTTTATTGCGGTTGCTGGTATTGTTGCAGCTTTCTTTGGCGCACAAGCACTTTCAAAGACACCTAAGAAATAAGGATAAGTCAGATGGCAGATGAAATAGTTTCAGCATTAAATGGTCTTAGCAAAACCACTCAAAAACTGGTAGACGATAGGCAAGCAGAATCAGATAAAGCTGATAAAGATCGTAAAGAACGAATGTCTGCATTAAATAAACAGATTAAAGATGGTGATGGTAGAACTAAAGAAATAAAAGAAGCTAAAGCTGAACTGAATCAAATAAAAGTTAATGCAAAAGTAGCGAAATCAATTAATCTAGAAATATCTAGATCAGCTGCGGCCGCACTAGGTATTAGTGAAGAAGAATTGAGAGCAAGAAAAGAACAACTAATATTACAGAAAGATGATAAAGTTGCAACGGAACAACTTGCAGAATCAATTAAGTCATCTACTGTTGACCAATTTGCAGAACAAAAAAATCAAGCAGAAATACTGAAAGCTACACTTGAAGCAAATGGTCAAATTGCAACAGATAGTAAAGAATTTAATAAATTACAATATGAAATTCAAAAGTCAGAATTAGCAGAAAGATTAAAAAACGCTACAAGTGCGAGCGCACAAAAAGAAATAAAGGCTGAACAACGAGCATTAGCTGCAAAACAAGAAGGACTTCTTGGTAAGATTGCTGGTGGAATTACCTCTTTAAGAGATGGTGCAAAAGAAAAATTAAAGTCTGCTGGTAAAGGTGTGATGGCTCTTATAAAAGGGTTTGCAATTGCTGGTTTTGCAATTGCACTTATAGCATTTTTAAAAAGTCCACTATGGGAAGACACAAAAAATTATATTGTAGATGTTGCTCTTCCCAAATTAAAAGAATTTTATAATGCGTTCTTTGGTGAAGGTGGCGGTTTTATGAAAGGAATTAGCGAATTATTTGGTGACGAATCTGGTATTGGTAGCATAGTTATTGGAATAGGTTCGGTTGTTACTTTCTTAGTTGGAATGAAAATATTTCAAATTGCAACAGCAATGGTAAATGGTTTTAAAGCAATAAAAGCTGGGTTCATAACAATGAAAGCTGCTATGTTAGCAACAAAAGCATCTTTAGCCACTACACTTGCACCCCTTTTACCAATAATTGCAATCGCAGCTGCGATTGGTGTGGTTGTTTTTGCTCTTAAAACTGCATTTGATGATTTTCAAAAGACTTTGGAAGAAACTGGTAGTATAGGCGAAGCACTCAAAGTCGGAGGGGCTAAATTTATAGGATTTATTCTTGGATTTATACCTAGTATGATTACTAAACTAGTTGGTTTTGTTGCTGGTTTATTTGGATTTGAAAGCCTCAAAGAAAAACTAAATGCAATGAATCCTATCCAAACTATTTCAGATGCAGTTAAAAAAGTGTTTGATGGTATCGGCAATTTCTTTAGTGGTATCCCCGAAAAAGTTGGAGCTGCTTTAGGTAATATGGCAGATATGGCTAAAGACTTTTTAAAGACCGTTCTCAGATCAGTGTTACCCAAGCCAGGTGGAAGTATGTTTAGTATATCGGGGATTGCATCAAGAGCTATTCCCAAAGGTGTCTATGAATTTGCTGGTATGAATCCAGAAACAGGAGAATTAATTGCTCCAGTTGTTACTAACGCAGTAGCACCCAACCCAGCAATGGCAGGTAATGTTGCTGGTAGACCAAATTTTCAAAGTCTTATGGATACAAGAGCTAGACAAATGACCGAAGCAAAATTAGATAAGGCAACTGGTGGTTCAACTGTCGTGGTTGATGCAAAATCTACAAATGTTGTTAATAGTAATTCAACTTCTAGTGCGACCTTTACCAATACAAGTACGAGAAATCCTAACCCAGCAGTAGCTGCATTAAATTACTCTTACTAAAAGAAAACCCCCTATTGATTTCTCAATAGAGGGTTGTTCATAGTATCTCTACTAATCGTTTGCAAGTTTCTGAAAATAATCCATAGTATCATCTTCATCATCTTGTGTTACCGATGGAGCAGGAGCAGGAGCAGTATCAACTACAGGAGCTGCTTTAGGAGCATCTTCCATAATCTCAGCTGCACTTCCAACCTTAGTAGTTCCAGCAAGAACCATATCCAAACGAGTTTTCAACTCATCATATGACTTGAAGTTTTTTTCAGAAGTAAACTCTGATAGAGCATACTCTTTCTTCCATACTGCTTCAATGTCATCATCGTTATCAAACAATGCTGATGGTGCTTCAAACTCTGACTTGTCATAGTTCCAATAACCGTCTACCTTGCGAAGCTTCAACTTGAAGTTTGCACCTTCCCAAAAATCAAAAGGATTTACTGGTGACTCATCTTCAAATGCAGGTTGCATGGTTTCCATAATCTTGTCAAAGATTTTCTTACCAAAACGATAAAGGAATACTTTACCTTCATTCTCAGGATTTGCACCGTCCTTAACAACGTAGATGTTGGAATAATATTGCAACTTACGTTTTTGTCTACGAGCAATTTCCTTGTCAGACTCTACACCAGAATTCCAGTAAGATGAATTTAGTTCTGATACAGGGTCATTCTGACCGAGTGTGGTAAGAGAATTCTCGATGTACCACTGACCAGTTGGGCCTTGAAATGCGTGATTCCAGACCTTTGCCCATGGCATATCCTCACCCTCAACAGCTGGAAGGAAACGAATAACAGCATAACCATTACCTGTTTTATCCATTACTGGTTTCCAGATTCGTTCGTCCTTATAGGACTTCTTCTCTTGGGGTGCGTTTTCCTCTTTAACTGCACCAAGCAGTTTGTCTAATGAATTAGACTTTTTAAGTGAACTTAACGACATATTTTTCTCCTTATGTGAATGTATGTTTTCGTATGTTATTTAATAATTATATACAGTTGTGTAAGGAAAGTCAAGTATCTTCTTGAACAAACCTTACTCTATATATACTTTTGTCATCTTGTCTAAAATTGACAAGAGCATTCCAAGAAAGTCCAATCCGTTCTTTATCAAGATCATTTGGTGCATGACCATGATACAATTGAGATTGAAAGACAATCATAGAATCCTGTGTACAGGGAAAAGACAACTTAGAAGCTGTGTTTGGGTTTCCCTTTTTATAATGTTCCGTAAGAGATATGAATGGTACACTATCGTATTTTGATCTGTGAAAAACCAGTGGTGGGTGTCCGTCCTCTGACTTTAAATAGTATGTTCCACTAATGATTGAGTTAGAGTGATTGTGTATTCCTTGTTTGCCACCTTTACCACTAATGTTTAACCAACTCTCCGAAAAGAAAAATTCTTCATACTCTAGGCCAAGTTCGTTGTCTAGATAATCTTTGGCTTGCATTTCAATCCATGTTGCAATGTCTTTCATTGCTGGGTCAAGTAATATATTTAAATATTTTTCCGTTCTTAATTTCGTTGAACCCTTAAATTTTTCGTATGAAAATTGATTTAGATCAATCGTATCAACAAATGGTATTGGACTATTATACTGTTTTATAATACCAGCTGGGAATATAGGAACTCCACTCATGTTATTTTTAATTCCTCACATAATTTGTCTTTATTAATATATTTTACATTTTTTAAATAAAATGCATCTGCTAATGTTCTACCTTCTTCTGTTGCATCAACCCAATAAAAAGTAGTATCAGAATTTAGAACAAAAATAGATTTTAGCTGTTTGCCCCAATTTACTGCACTAAATCCTTTTGCGTTTGCTGGAAGATAATTGTCTGTACCCTTGTACATATTATTTAGTGGTTTATCATATGCCGACAAGTCATATCCAATCATATATACCTCATCTGGTTTAACAGGAAATCTACCTAGTGTTTCGTGCATAGGTGGGTCACATGCTAAATGTAATGCAGAATTGCCCGCAGACCAACCCCTAATGTATTCTCCAATAGGACAAATTCTTTCTTCACCAGTAACATAGGTAATCCAAACACCAGAGTCCTTTTCCATTTTCATACGAAGGTCATCTGCATCTAAGTCTGGATTCATGTGCATAGCTGTATCAATTTTCTCTTGCAGAGTAGCAGGGTCTTTGCCTGAGATAACACATTTACCAGTTAGACCATCTCCACTATAATGAATAAAAGATTCGGGTATGTTGTATCCCATAAACATTGTGTCTGCTACAAAATCTGGAACAACAGACCAGTTTGTAAACCAACATTTATTTTCAAGTGGATACTCAGATTTAACAATTTCTTGTTGTATTGCGTAATCAACTGCAACAAGATTGTCTACTACACCGTCACGATAAATTGCATTGCATCCCCAAGTTTTAACTTCGTCTAAACCAATATTGTTTTTACTTGGATTGAACCACGAACGTGATTCTCCATTGCCAATAACTAAAGATTTCATGTTCTTAAACACTCCCAACTAACAGGAAACATATCCTGTGCAACCTTGTCAATTTTATTTGTAACCATTCTTGTTTCATATTGTGCATCTGGTTTGCATCTTAGGTTACATACTCTTGCAAATGCATAAAGTGTTCCAGACCAATACCATTCTGTAAACATAGACTGAGGCAGAACCATTCGTGCTTGTTCTGGTGCAACACCACCCTCGATTAACATATCATAAGCTTTAACTGCGTGTTCAACAGCTTTATTGTACACAGTCCCAACTCTTATGTCCTCATCATCAGGATAACTGTCCTTAATCCACTCTACAGTCTTTTCTTCATCAGAACCTTGTTTCTTATCTGATGCAGCTGCTCTCCATGTATCAGGACAATAGATTGATGGGTCATCACTAACATATCGTCTAGATACTTCGTTCCACGTTAAACCAATTTGATGTTTAACTAATTGTCTTGCAACAAACACAGGAGCTTTAATTCTAAACTGCATAGACGCATGACCGAATGGACTCCAGTGATTGTGTTTTGCAAGATACTTTATTAATTTTTCATCACTGTAATTAAGAAGGCCTTCTAAGTCGTTATCAAATCCTTTCTCCCAATCAGATTCTTTATCAAAAGAAACTCTGGCTGCATTAACAACAGTCAAGTCGCTTCCCATGAAGTCTTTAAGTGTTACTTCTATATCCAATTGTATATCCCCCAAATAGATGCACCAAGATAAAATAACTCCATCAACATTCTTGGAGTATCTTTATCTAACCTTGCAAAATTTGCCCAAAACACACAAGCAACCACAGACAACGACCAACCTATCCATTGAGAAGCAACACTTCCCGATGCAAGAAAAATGACACTCATGAGTGCAAGTGCAAGTGCAAACCACCGCACATTACTACTAGGTGGTTTTCTATTTGGTGCAATTAATGTGAGTGTTAATACTTTAGTTCCCATAATATGTCCTTTTCAAAATTGGTGCTGGTACAAGGAATCGAACCTAGAATTGATGCTTACAAGGCAACTGTTATACCGTTTAACTATAGGAGCAATTCAATAATACCCTTAACTTTCTGCGACTGCCGCTTTGTTTTGCTTTGCCTTGTTCTTTACAGCCTCGTTGATAAGTCCCACCA